TTAATGCACGATGGTAGCTCAAGCACATATCTATATAACGATGTTGATAACGAGGCACACTTCTTAGCTGTAAGAAACAGTTACTTTAGATTGTATTACAATGGTGGTACTCGACTAACTTGTAACAATACTACTGTTGATGTTTCGGCATCGTTTACAGCAACAGGCGAAGTAACAGCATATTCATCAGATGAAAGATTGAAAACAAATATTCGTCCTATTGAAAATGCAATTGATAAAGTTAAGCAACTACAAGGTGTGCATTATGATTGGATTGATGAAGTAGAAGAACTAGGGTTTAATCCAACTATAAAAGTCAACGATGCAGGTGTACTTGCACAACAAGTTCAAAAAGTATTACCACAAGCAGTTGATTATGCACCGTTTGATAGACTACGTGATGAACAGACTGGTGACGACATTGGAAGTAAATCAGGAGAGGATTACTTAACAGTTAAGTATGAAAAGATGGTTCCTCTTTTAATCGAAGCTATAAAAGAACAACAGGAAGAAATAGATCAACTTAAAGAAATGGTCAAGAAGTTGATAGATAAATAGAGTAAGGGCATCAAGCCCTTACTTGTTGACATCTTAGATTCTTTTTGTTAAAATAAGTAAAATAGGACAATTTATAAATGGCACTACCCCCTACCGGCTCTCAAATAACAATGACAGAAGTACGCAACTATTTTGGTGCAAGCGGTACACCTATTGTAATGAGCGTTTTAGGATCATATTTAGGTATTTCAGTTGGTTCAACTATATTTCTAAGTGCAACATTTGGCGGACTTACAACTAGTGGTAATAACTGGATTGTTTCTTCTTTGGTTCCGGGTGGAGGATTAACAAACAAACCAGTTCCTTATCTGTACACTGGTACAAGTGCTAGTTACAATGCTCAGTGGGTAGATGGAGGATCAAAACTTGCTGTTGCTTGGCAAAGCAGTTCTGGTAGCGAAATGACTGCTATTTGGAATATTCCAAATCCATACGATTTAACCAGTTTAGTAGGTGACGGTGTTCCAGACATTTATATAGACGAACCTACTAACAAAGGCGCAAATCAAATCGACTTTAACTCCGACGGTACAAAAGTTTTGACACAACATAATACCACATTGGGCTTTGGCATCGAAGGTGCTATTATTAGAACTTGTACAACACCGTTTGATACTAGTACTGCTAGTGCAACACCGGATGAAACATTTACAGACCAACAACGAAACTCAGGATATTCTGGAAGAAATGGTATTGCTTGGAGAGATGGTGGCTATATGTTCTGTTACATGGGTGAAAAATCTACAGGAGAATGCTCCTGGGAAATCTATAGAACAATGCCAGGGGGAACACCTTATACATTTGCTGGATTATATGATGGAAGTTTTCCAAATCTAGTAGGATTAGTTGACAATACAAGCACAGCATTTTATAGAGGTGGCTTTGCTGACGATGGTTTTCATTTTTGGGCATATTACATTGCTGGTAAAACAATGGACATGAAAACTCATAGTGGAACAGCTTGGTTTGACTGGAAACCCAGTACTACTACTACACAAACTGGAGGCCCAGATCTTCCAACATATGGAAGAATTGCACCAGTTGCATTTGCCCCAAATGGAACACAGTTAGTTGCCGGAGGTCCTGGAACCTACAATGGATATATAACTGCATACGAACTTAGCACAGCATGGGACTTGTCAACATGGAGTACTAAAACCACAAAACCAAATAGACACAGTGGTGCACATTTAAGTTTGTGGCATTTTGATGATCAAGCTGAGTTGCAATATACTGGTCTTAATGCTACCAATAACGGTCTTATGGAAGGTGGCGTATGTTGGAATCTAAACGGAACATCCTTTTTATCTATAATTAATCGTGAATATATTGAACAAGACATGCCTACTGCTTACGACTTTTCAAGTATTAACTCAAGTCAAGCTTCTGGATCTTGGGCACATACTGCTGCAATGCCTTTTTATTTTAGTTCAAGTACACCTCAAAATGTTATGAGCATGAAAATGCATCCGCAATCAAGTATAGGTATATCACAAGTTATTAACTATAATGGTACCTATGTTTTGATGTATAGAAGGTTAAACTCAGCAGGAACTATTGCTAATGGTGTAAGTAATAGTTATGCTAGTAGAACCATTGGTAGCACAGTAACTACAGATTTTCAAGTACAACATTTTCAAGCATACAGCCCAACGTATCTACCAACGTATCCATATATCTATCATGCATATTTACAATGGAACACTACTGCACAAACACTAGTATTCAGCAGAGGAACAAGCAGCGTAATCAGTAGTCCTAGTGCTGCAAGTTTTTATAGTTCTTTAAACTTGTCAAATATAACAGGAAAGGCATCTGCGTCATACTTTGCAAGATGTTTTGCTATGTCTCCTGAAGGAGATAAAGTTTGGGTGGCTTATAACGCAAGGTATACTCAAACACGTTTAGTTGATAGAGCTATTATTTACGAAATTTCACTTCCAACTCCGTTTCGTAGTACCAGTGCATCAATAACCGGAACATTTACACTTCCATGGTACATTAGTGCTGTAACTGGAATGGATGTAAATTCAACAGGAACGGCTATGATATTAAGAGATCAAGCTGGTTATGTTCATAGTTATGAAATACCATAAAAATCACTTGACAAAACAAACTTAGTTATATATATTATAACAAATAATGGAGATATACATGTATTCAAAATACCAAATACTCAATGTTGAACTTTCTACGGAGTTTAGCAAATCTAGAAAGCTACTTAAACTAGATTCACTAAACCTAGAAGATGAAGACATTTATAATGAGATTGTAGAATCTATTTTAGGTGGCGAATCAGAAGCTGAGGTAAATCATCCTGATCGTGTAGAACAAGACGACAGAACTCATTGGATTAACGTCATTGCACACAAAGCAGCAGCAGACTTATTAACTTTAGGTAAAGTTCAACCTGAAAATATGGTTGTAATGAGTTCTCTTCCTAGTGAAGATTTTAAAGAAGCAGTTAAGATTGCTGTAGGCAAAGCAAGAGATCTAAACGAAAGCACTATTGGTGCTGAAAAACAACTTAACTTGGATACTATTTCTGAAGAAATCGTCTAATGAAAGTAGCAATATGTGTGCCTGCACGAGACTATGTTCATGCAGGATTTGCACTAAGTTTATCTAATATTTCTTCTTTGTTGACAAAAAATAACATTGATTTTAAAATCTTTATTAACTTAGGTTCGGTTATACCTCAGCAAAGAAACACATTAGTAGATCAAGCCTTAGAGTATGATGCTACACATATTATGTGGTTAGATAGTGACATGCATGTACCTTCTGCAACAATAAACACTTTATTAGAGCATGATAAAGATATTGTTGCAGCAGCATACAGCACAAGAGTACCGCCATACAATATCACTGCTTGGCCCGATTCAAGCAATCTAAATGTAAGATTAGATGCACACCAAGGTTTACATAAAATTTGGGCAGTTGCTATGGGCTGTATGTTGGTAAAAACACATGTATATAAATATATTTCTAAACCGTATCATCAGTATTTGTACAACGAAGATACAAAAGATTTAAGCGGCGAAGATATTTTTTTCTGTAAAAACGCAAATGACGCTGGATTTGAAATCTATGTAGATGCATCTCTAAGTCAAGAAATAGCACATTACGGAACAAAATCATTTAGGTTAAAAGATTTACAATGAGCACAGCATTTGATAAGTTTGAAAAATTTGGAAAAAAGGTATATAATGGTCAAGACGTTTTAAAAAATCATTTTTTAAACACCTGGCCTATTCACAGGACAGATAATCCAGAAGACGAAACTCAAGCATTACAATACAAAGACCAAGCAGAGTGGGTATGGATTATACATGAAGATTTAGACTTACTAGACACATTTCCTTTATATGTTCGGCCAACTGCAAAAGGAAAAGTACAAGTATTTCCTTATGTTTATAAATCTAGTCACAGAATAAAAACCTATGAATGGTGTAAGTTGTGTCCTACTAGATTTACAACTGAACTTAGAGAAAAACACGATCATATTGCAGGAGTTTATGACGTTTATCAAGGAAAATCGCAGTTTGATTTGTTTTTTATTGGAGATGAAAACTCTACACAATATAAAAAACTGCTTGATAGATTTCCACATGCACAATGTGTAGATGCTATTGATACAGCACAAGCATTGAGTGAAACTGATATGTTATGGATCGTACCAGATGATATTGACGTGACTCCTATTTTCAAGTTTTCATATCAGCCAGACGACTGGAGTCAAAAATATGCTCATATGTTTAGAAACGGAGACAGCCAAGATGGTATTGTTCTTTTACCAAAATTTTATGAACTAACCGATAAAGAAGTTGATCATAGATTTTACATCAATAAAAAAGAAGTAAAAATACTTGCAAGTAATCCTGTACCTTATGATAAACCTATTATTAACAGTTATGATGATTATTTACATGCATTAGAAAATAGTAAAACTGAAATGTTTTGGTATGTTCCAAATGATGTAGAAGTAGACGACGACTTTGATTTTGGTTTATACTTTGATCATCATGTAAAGTTTGACCGCAACATCAATCATGTCTTTTTAAATGATCAAAGTTACGACGGTATTGCACTGTTTTCAAAAAACGCTAAAGTTTCTAAAAAAGAGTTTGAACATAGATTTTACACTCATAAAAAAGAGCACGAGGTGGTAGCAAGCCGCCCAAAAAAGTTTGATCAGTTTGTAGTCAATAACTACGATGATTACAAACTAGCATTAGAGCGTAGTTCAACAGAGATGTTCTGGGCAGTGCCTGATGATGTTGTTGTTAAATCAGATTTTGAGTTTGATTTATACTTTAATTATCACAATCAATACGATAGAAACATCACGCATGTATTTTTGAACAATGACATGTATGACGGTATTGCCTTGCTTAGTAAAAATGTGTCATTAAGCGAAAAAGAAATAAACAATAGGTTTTTTGTAAAAAAGAAAGAGCACAATATTGTTGCAAGTTTTCCAAAATCTTATGATATTTTTGAAGTAGACAACTATCAAGATTACTTAGATGCAGTGGAAAATACAACAACAGACTTGTTTTGGATGAGCAGTAAAAATCTCAATATCCTAGATTATGATGTTATTGAAAACTTTTATATCAGCTACCACAGTGTAATAGATAGAAATCAACATCATAGTTTTTTACATGCTGCAAATAATGATACTTTCCGCACAGGTTTATATCTTATAAACAAAAATAAAAAACTTACAAAAAAAGAAGTCGAACATAGATTTGTTGCTAAACGTAAAGAATGGGATGTTGTTTTAAGTACCGCAGTATCCTATGATATTTTTAATGTTGAAACATATGAAGATTATCTATATGCTTTAGATAATACAAAAACAGAAATGTTTTATGCAACATCTCCTAATATTAGTATAGATTTTGATTTTAATCAGTATTTTGAACATAGTAACGAATATGATCGTAAAACAAATCATGCATTTATACATCAAGTAAATGGCAAAGACTTGTATAATGGGTTGTGGTTAATGAGTATACACAATCCTGTTAGTCAAAAAGAGATTGAGCACAAACACTTACTAAAACGTAAAGAATGGAATATTATTGCAAGTAAGCCTGTGATATACGACGAGTTTGTTGTAGAAACATATCAAGATTATTTAAATGCACTAGAAAATACAAAAACAGAAATGTTTTGGGGTGTAACAAACAACGTTGACTTTTATAGTGGCATGGTAAAAGATTTATACTTTTCTCATGACAATACATATGATAGAAATATTAATCATGCATTTATTCACAGAGTAGACAATGAAGATTTTTACAATGGTATATTTTTATTTTCAAAGAACTGTATAGTTACTGAAAAAGAAATTGAGTACAGACATTTAATAAATGTAAAGCATTGGAATATTGTTGCAAGTGGTGCAAAACAATATGACAAGTTTATAATCGAAACATATGAAGATTATAAAATTGCACTTGAAAAAAGCACAACGGAGTTATTTTGGGCAGATAGTGAAAATATAGACACAAGTAGTTTTGATTTTTCTAGTATCTATTTTACTCATGATAATACATATGACAGAACACACAACCATGCATTTGCTCATGGCGTAGATGGTAATATTCTCTACAACGGATTATTCTTATTAAGTAAGCATTCTCCTATTACACCTAAAGAGTTAGAGTATAGACATATTATTAATGTCAAAGAATGGCTAACAATAGCAAGTAAGCCTATCACATATCCTTTGTATATTGTGGATAGTTTTGAAGATTACGAAATGGCATTTTATAATAACGGTCCAGAAATGTTTTGGATGAGTAGTGCTAATATTGATACTAGTGATTTTGATTTTTCAAGTGTTTATTTTAGTCATGACAATCAGTATGATAGAAAAATAAATCATGCATTTAAACATGTAGTTGATGATAAAGAATATTATAACGGTTTATTTTTAATCAGTAGACATTGTCCTATTAGTAAAAAAGAAGTAGAACACAGGTTTTTAGTAAATCGAAAAGAATGGGATATTGTTGCTAGTGGACCTAAAAAATACGAAGTTTACACAGTTGATAGCTGGCAAGATTACAAGTTTGCAATGGATACATGCGAAACTGAAATGTTTTGGATGACAAGTAAAAATATCGATACAAGTGATTTTGACTTTGACATTTATTTTACACATGATAACGAATATGATAGAAATATTAATCATGCATTTATACATGAAGTAAAAGACGAACAACTATACAATGGCTTGTTTTTGATGAGTATAAACAAGCCTGTAACAGAAAAAGAAATCCAGTATAGACACATTGCTGAATGTAAGTATTGGGATATTGTAGCAAGTAAACCAAAAACTTATGATAAGTTTATTGTTGAAAGTTATGACGATTATCTTGAAGCATTAGATAACTCAACAACAGAAATGTTTTGGGCTACGTCTAGAAACGTTGATGATTCTAACTTTGATTATAGTTTGTATTTTAGTCATGACAACGTATTTGATCGAAATATGAATCATGCCTTTTTGCATTGTGATGACAAGTATAATGGTATTTTTCTTCTAAGTATTAACAAACCTATTACAAGTAAAGAAATCGAATATAGACATATCATAGATGTGAAACAATGGAAAAGTCCTTGCACAAAAGCAAAACAATACGATAGTTTTGTTATTGATACATACGATGATTATGTTGAAGCATTTAGTAAAACTCAAACAGAAATGTTCTGGGGTTTATCGAGTTATACAAAGTTATGTGCACCGTTAGATATTTATTTTACTCATGACAACGAGTATGACAGAAACACTAACCATCAGTTCTTACACAAAGGTAATCAAACAAGTTATAATGGAGTAATACTTTACAGTAAACATTCTCCGGTTACAGAAAAAGAAGTTGAACATAAACATATTGTAAAAAGAAAAGAATGGGATATTATTTTAAGTGAATCTAAACAATACGATATATTCAATATTGATACATATGAAGATTATCTAGTTGCTGTAGATAACACAAAAACAGAACTATTTTGGGCAAAAACACATAACATTAATACAGATAACTTTGATTTTAGTATAGTTTTTGATTGGAATAATGAATACGATCGTAAAACAAATCATGCATTTATTCATAATGTAGATGGCAAAAAAATGTATAATGGTTTGTTTTTACTCAGTAAACATACACCTGTTACTGAAAAAGAAATATTATATAGACATATAGTAAACGCTAAAGAATGGGATATTGAAGCAAGTACAAAAGTTGTGTACGATAAGTTCAATATTGAAACTTACATGGATTATGTTAATGCATTAGAATCGTCTAATACTGAGATGTTTTGGGGATGCAGTAATAACATAGATACAAGCGATTTTGACTTTAACATTTACTTCAGCCACGATAATGACTATGACAGAAAACAAAATCATAGTTTTATTCATCAAGTTGGTGATAAAAAACTACGTAATGGATTATTTTTGTTTAGCAAGCACAGACCAGTAACACAGCGTGAAGTTGAATATAGACACTTGCTCGCAGGCAAAGAATGGAATACTGTTGCAAGTAAATCCGTAATGTATAACAAGTTTACTATCAATAGTTATGATGATTATTTAACTGCATTAGATACATGTAAAACTGAAATGTTCTGGGGTGTACCAAGCGATCTAGATATTTTAGACTTTGATTTTGACATTTATTTTTCTCATGATAATAGGTATGACAGAGAAACAAATCATGTATTTTTAAATGGGGAACATTATGACGGTGTTGTTTTGTTTACAAAACATAGTCCTGTTACTAGGAAAGAAGTAGAAAATAGATTTTACGCAAATAGTAAAAAATGGGAAACAGTAGTAAGTAAGCCTAAACCGTATGATATATTTAATATCGAAACATACGATGATTATCTTGAAGCTATAGAAGATTCGAGCACCGAAATGTTTTGGGCAACTACTCCTAATATTAAAATAAACAACGACTTTGATTTGACTATGTATTTTAGTCATCATAACAGTTATGATAGAAGTATTAATCATACATTTGTACACAAAGTAAATAACGAAGATTTACACAATGGCTTATTCTTGCTGACAAAACGTTCACCTTTAACACAAAAAGAGATTGAGCATAGACTAGTTGCTAAAAGAAAAGAATGGAATATTGTTGCTAGTGGCCCAATTAAATACGAAAAGTTTATAATCAACACCTACAGTGATTACGAACATGCTCTCAAAAAATCAAAAACAGAAATGTTTTGGATGATTCCGCCTGAAGTAAATATTGCAGATAACTTTGATTTTGATATGTATTTTTCTCATAATCAATGGTTTGAAAGAAATACAAATCATGTATTTAAAAACGGCGATGCGTGGGACGGCATTAGTCTTGTAAGCAAAAAAGTTCCGGTTACTGAGCGAGAAATAAACATGCGTTTCTTAACAAATAAGAAACAACACGAAGTTATTGCAAGTTATCCAACTCTTTATGATATTGTGTTTATTAGTAAAGATGAAGAACATGCAAATGAAAACTTTGAAAACTTATTACAAAAGTTTCCTGAAAGAACTATACATAGGGTGCATGGAGTTGAAGGTATACACCAAGCTCATATTATGGCAGCACAAACAGCTGAAACAGATATGATTTGGATTGTAGACGCAGATGCTCAAATTGTTGACAACTTTAACTTTGATTACTATGTACCTGCATATGATCCTGACAGTAGAAAAACTGTGCATGTGTGGAAGTCACAAAATCCTATTAATGGATTAATATATGGTTATGGTGCTGTAAAACTATTACCAAGAGATCTTACTATTAACATGGACACAAGCAAGCCTGATATGACTACAAGCATTAGTCCGTTGTTTAAAACTGTTAATAGAGTATCCAATATTACCAAGTTTAATACAGACGAGTTTAGTACGTGGCGTAGTGCCTTCCGTGAATGTGTAAAATTAAGTGCAAGAGCAATTGACGGACAACTTGACGATGAAACCGAGTTTAGATTAAATGCTTGGTGTACAAGAGGTAAAGATAAGTTGTTTGGTGATGCAGCGATTAGTGGTGCCATTCACGGCAAAAAATACGGTGAAAATAATAGAGGCAATCTTGAAGCATTGCGCAAAATCAATGATTTTGATTGGTTAAGACAACAGTTTGACAACTTCAAAAACAGTTTGTAGTTTTCTTTGATTCGTTTTATTTCTAAGCGTGTTAGTCAGTCCTTGATGTAATGGTTTAGGCCATTTGCTAAAACTTACCCATGCATATCCATCATGTTCATTATTTAGATTTGGAATAAACTCTTTTTCTACAACGCACAAATATGTGTGAAAATGAAAATGATCATCTTTACTAATAAATGTTTCTAAAGGCATTGTCTTTTTTATTTCAGGAAGGAAGCCTATTTCTTCTTCTATTTCTCTAGTTAAACCTTCAAATGGAGTTTCTTTTTCTTCGTTTGTACCGCCTACTAAACCCCAAACATTATTATGTTTACTGGCAGTTCTGTGTAAAAGTAAAAATCTACTAGTGTTGAGAGTATAGAATAGAGCTCCACTACATACTATCTTTTTCATACAAATAGTTATCCACCGAGTTGGATATTCCAGTTACCATGTGAATATTCGCCTTCATATGCTTGTATCCATTCGCTGCCTGTCCATTTGTAGATAATATTAGTTGTAAGATTTTGTGTATTAGTAAATGTTGTTGTAGCACTAGCATCAAATACAACGTGCCATTTTGCACCATCCCATTCAATAATATCATTTTTTCCTGCAACAAAATCTGTACCGTCATCATTTTTCCATGCATCGGGCCCGTCATAAGCAAAGTTATATGGAGTATCTCCTACATTCTGTCCTACATTATCGCTAGGATTTATATCATCTAATATCAATACTCTAAATCCACTAGTTTTATCAGTTGCTGGATTATAGTTATATGGGTCTACTATTTTATCTATGCTTGTTAAACTATTTGAACTACGTGCAGGTCCTTCTATTACGTCTCCTGTTGGCAAAGTATCTGAATCCCAGTTTATAGTAAGTTTTGTCTCATTTACTGCATTTAATGTAAATGTACCAACTATTAAACTATCTGTATTATCTTTACGTAATGTTATTTTAGATACATCTGCAACATATTGCCCCGGATATGCTTCAATGACTTCTCTCCAGTTATGAGTGCCAACATCTCTTCCATCAACAAGTTGTGCAGTATTTCCTAAAATATAAACACCATAATCTCTAAATGTTGTTGAAGTTGTTACTCTATTATTTGTTACATCGTCTACCCTTGTTGTTGTATCAAGATTGCTATCTGCAACTTTTTCAATAGGATGCGGAGTTTCGCTATATGCACTAAGTACAGGCATACTTTGGCCTAAGTCAATATCTCCTGTTGCTTCATTAAATATGTTTGCAATAATATTTGTTACAACGCCTAACTTTTTTACCTTTACTGGTAAGCTAATATATATAGGTGTACTAAACTCTAACGAACTTACATCTATTTCGCTATCAACACCTACTGGTATAGTTCTATTACTAAAGTTTACTCTATCTAGATTTACTACACTCAAACTAGTCCAGTCAACATAGTTATCTGTTGTTTGTATTTCTAAACTAGGATTAAATAACATCAGTATTTGTTCTAATATTTGTAACTTTTGATCAGTGTTACTTGTCCATATATCAACTGCTACTCCTAGTGTATATGGACTTGGCATAGGACGTTCAATAGTATAGTTTTTACCTTGAGTATTTAAATATTCATTATTATCACTATCGTATGCTCGTTCTCTAATATTCATTTTACTGACAAATGTTGCGTCACTTGAGCGACTTCTGTCCATTTCTAAATTTGTCACATAAACACTTATGCGTGGCACCGATGGAAGTTTATTTTCACTATTTTCTCTTATGATGTTGGCAACTTGTCTAGTGATATCTCCGTACATCACAGGAATACTTGATATAGTTCCATCGTTAGTTTTATAGGTAAATCCGCTCATCAATCTAACAATTTGAGTTATGTAACGTCTAATCTGTCCATCATAAAAATGTTGCATTAGTTATCTGCCTTTGGTTTGAGTGCTTTACTCAAGCTCTGTCTTTCTTTTACAGTATCGCCTGCTATATTACTTTCGTTAGTGTTATTAACAAATCCTGTGCGCTGTGTATTTCTTGTATCGCTGTTAGAAAGTGTATGTCTTACTGCATCTTCCATTTTTACCCATCTACTTCCATCATATCTAAATAGTCTATTCGGCAAAAAGTCAGTGCGTAAAAAATAATCGCCAACATGCGTATTTGTAGGAAATGTTATACCACTACCAAATGCTTCGCCATTAGGAGGAATACCGTCGCCTAATAAGTAACCAGTATATCCTGTTCTTTCCGGTGCTTTGTTTATTCTATCAGCTTCTATACTACTAGATGCGTCTAAGTCTGTAACATCGACAGTGTTAAGTTCGGGCACTCCGTTTTCGTCAACTTGTAAAGTATACAAGTGTGTAGTATCGGCACCACTTTTAGCAGAATCTGCTTCTGCTTGTGCAACAACTGCATTGTTGATTTGCATTTCTTTTTCAAATGTACTTAACAAGTCTTTTAGTGTATTGTCTGCATCGTCATTTGCAGGAAGATCAAGTATGTCTTTAAACTCTTGACTATCTACCATTTGTTTAAGTTTTAATCTATACAAATGCGGATACCAAGTTTGTGAAAAACCTTCTGCTGCACGATTAACATCTTCTACAACGTAAAATCTTTTTAATGCAACACTGTAATCGTTTGCTGCATATTCATCAGCTAAATGGGGAAGTTCTATAACATCTCCACTCATAATTTTT